GGGGAATTAAATCATCCCGATGGTCCCACTGTGAACTTAGACAAAGTTTCTCACCTCATTACTGCTCTGGAATGGAACGGTAATGATGTAGTAGGAAAGGCATCTATATTGGATACTCCTAATGGTAAGATTGTAAAAGGTCTTCTTGATGGTGGTGTCAAACTAGGTGTTTCAACTCGTGGTATGGGTAGTCTTGAGAGTAGAAATGGCACAATGTATGTGAAGGATGATTTCATTCTTAATACAGTAGACATTGTACAAGATCCATCTGCGCCAGCAGCTTTCGTCAATGGAATTATGGAAGGCGTTGAGTGGATTTGGGACAATGGTGTTATTCAACCTCAAGTAATTGAGAAAATGGAGACTGAGATTAAAAAAGCTCCACGCACTGATCTCTATGAGACTCAGGTTCGTGAGTTTAAGAATTTCCTCTCGTTGCTCAAATCAAAATAGAAAGGAGTAAACTTTATGTCCGATGACATGAACGTCGAACTTCCTGATGAGGACAACCAAATCGAGGAAGAGTTAGACACTAAGAACGCTGAGGCACAATCCGTAGCGTCAGTAGCAAAAGCAGATGATAGTGTGAAAAAAGCTGCAACTCGTAAGGGTGACAGTACAGCACAAGATCCGATGCCTAAAACTAAGGCTGGTGTGATTAATGCTATGGTTAACAAAGCTTCAGGTATGAAGCTCAAAGACCTTCACGCTATGTATGGTAAGATGGTTGGCGAAGATGTTGAACTTGATGAAGAAGAAAGTATTGAGGAAGCTCAATTCGATTATTCAGAAGAGCTTAATAATCTCGTTGAATCTGAAGCTACTCTTTCAGAAGAGTTCAAAGCTAAGACTGCCATTTTATTCGACACTGCTATTCGTAATAAAATCAGTGAAGAAGTTTCACGATTGGAAGACGAATATGAAACTAAGCTCGACGAAGAGCTTAACACAGCTCGTACAGATCTTGTCGAGAAAGTTGACAACTACCTCAACTATGTTGTTGAAACATGGATGAAGGAAAACGAACTTGCTGTAGAGCAAGGAATTCGTACTGAGATTGCTGAAGGGTTCATGAACCAGTTGAAAAACTTGTTTGTGGAGTCTTATATCGAAGTTCCTGAGTCTAAAGTAGACCTAGTTGACGAGCTTGCATCAGAAGTAGAAGAGCTTGAGGGTAAGCTGAATTTAACTACTGAGCAAGTTATTAACATGACAGAAGAATTAGAAGGTTACAAGCGCGAATCGGTTATCCGTGAAGCAGCTCGTGATCTTGCTGATACACAGGTAGAGAAGTTACGTGGCCTTGTAGAAACTCTTGATTTCGAAGACGAACAATCTTTTACTGCTAAAGTAAAGACCGTCAAAGAAGCATATTTCAAGAAAGAATTATCTACAGACGTAGAAGAGATTGCTGAAGATTGGAGTGAAGCTCCTCAAGAAGTTTCTTCTGCTATGGACATGTATCTCCGCGCTATTAAAAAAACACATAAGGAGTAATATCAATGACTGTTTCTTACGATCAATTGATGGAAAAGTGGGCTCCTGTTCTTAATGAAGAGTCCGCTGGTAAAATTGCTGATCATCACCGACGATCAGTAACCGCTGCAATCTTGGAAAACCAAGAAATTGCTCTCCGCGAGGAGCAACAGCAACTTAACGAATATGGTACTTCAGTGGGCGGCGGTTCTGTCGACAACTGGAACCCCGTATTAATCGCACTCGTTCGTCGTGCAATGCCTAATTTGATGGCATATGACGTATGTGGTGTACAACCCATGTCAGGTCCTACTGGTCTTATTTTCGCTATGCGTGCTAAGTACCAAACTCTAGCTGGCGCTACTACTGCTGGTACTGAAGCTCTCTTTAACGAAGCTCAGACGTACTTCGGTGGTGACTCTGGTACTGCTCAGTCTGCTGATGGTTCCGGCCTAGGCGGTTTGACAGATGGTGATGGCAATGGTTCTATTGCAGATTCAGTTTCTGGTCCTACCTTTGCTGGTGGTATGGGAGCTTCAACTGCTGAAAACTTGGGTCTTCCCACTGGTGAGCAGTTTAACGAAATGGGCTTCACAATTGAGAAGTCAACTGTTACTGCCAAGAGCCGCGCTCTGAAAGCAGAATACACAATTGAACTTGCTCAAGACTTGAAAGCTATTCATGGTCTGGACGCAGAGACTGAATTGGCAAATATTTTGTCAACTGAAATTCTCGCTGAAATCAATCGTGAAGTTATTCGTACTATTAATTCACAAGCCCAACTTGGTGCACAGCAGTCAGAAATCGGTGTTAAAGGTATCTTTAACCTAGCTTCAGATGCTGATGGCCGTTGGTCAGTTGAGAAGTACAAAGGTTTGATTGTACACCTCGAGCGCGAAGCTAACGCGATCGCTAAAGCAACTCGTCGTGGTAAGGGTAATGTAATGATCTGTTCTTCAGACGTTGCAACTGCTCTTTCTGCTTCTGGCATGCTTGACTATTCACCTGCTTTATCTACTTCTTTGCAAGTGGATGACACTGGTAACACCTTTGCTGGTGTATTGAATGGTCGTATGAGAGTATACATCGATCCATATGCGACTACCGACTATGTCACAGTTGGTTATAAGGGTACCAATCCTTATGACGCAGGTGTGTTCTATTGTCCGTACGTTCCTCTGCAAATGTTCCGTGCAGTTGCAGAAGACACCTTCCAGCCTAAGATTGGCTTTAAGACTCGTTACGGCATGGTATCAAATCCGTTTGTTGATGTCGACAACGCACAAAATCGCGATGGTTTGGCTACTGCTAAGACCAACCAATACTATCGTATCTTCCGCGTTGACAATATTCTTACAGAAGCATAAGAATAACAACGATAGTGGTACACTGAG